CGGCATTCTTCCTGTATTGATTGACCGAGCAGCCAGAATTGATGGCCTTGAAATTTCCGTTGTTTCCGAATCTGTGCCACATCTTAGACGTGGTGCCATGAAGGACTTTCTGAAGGTCATGCAGATCACAGGCAGATACAATGACAGCAGGTGGAACAGGTCATTGCTGACCTACACATTCGCCAATGGTTCCTACATTGAATTTTTCAGCGCAGACCAGGAAGCACGATTGCGTGGTGCCAGAAGGAATATCCTTTATGTGAACGAAGCAAACAACATTCCGTTTGAATCTTACTATCAGCTTGCCATCAGAACATCAGACGAAATCTTCATAGACTTCAACCCGACTATGGAATTTTGGGCGCACACAGAAGTGCTGCAAGAAGACGATTCTGAACATCTGATATTGACGTTCAGAGACAATGAAGCATTGCCGGAAACCATCAGAAAGGACATTGAGAAGGCAGAAGAAAAAGCAAAGCATTCAGCCTATTGGCAAAATTGGTGGAATGTCTATGGTCTCGGAAGAATCGGAGCATTGCAAGGTGTAGTGTTCGATAATTGGAACCAATGTGACCAATTGCCAGACAACTACAGATGGCGATGCATTGGATTGGATTGGGGATACACGAATGATGCAACAGCCATTGTGGAAGTTCGGCAAGCAGATGGCAAGCTGTGGATGCACGAAATCCACTATGCAACAGGAATGAGCAACAAGGACATCAGCAATGTCCTGGATGGATTCAAAGGCATTGAAATCATTGCCGATTCATCAGAACCAAAAAGCATTGACGAACTGCGAAGGTATGGCCACAGGATTCGTGGAGCAGTAAAAGGAAAGGACAGCATCATGTACGGCATCAACCAAATGCAACAGGTGCCATTGATGGTGACATCATCTTCAATTAATCTGATCAAGGAACTGCGTGGCTATGTTTGGCAGACAGACAAGACAGGTGCATCATTGAACATTCCCGTTGACCATTCAAATCATGCGATTGATGCAGCAAGGTATTCCATTATGTCCAAATCAATGTCAACCGGTACCTATGCAGTCAGGTGATAAGATGACGAAACTGACCAAATTGTCAATGAATAAACTGACGAAAGAAGAAGAAGAAGGCATGGTCTGCTATAAGGTAATAATTTCAATACCAATGACAGCGAATATTGCGCACATACCAATTCAGCAAAGGAGTTGAAAGAACCATGTGTGGCGCAATGACTACATCAATAGTGGAAAGGTATGCCAAGTGTGCATGAAAAAGAAAGAAGATGATTCCATTGGATAGACTTGAAAGAGAACTGAAGGCCATGACCTTTCCAGAGCAGGTCAGAATCAGCAAGTGTGAAGTTGTGACCAATGTGCCAAAGATGATTGACAGTCACATCAAGACTCTTCGTGGCAATCCAGGCAACAAGTTGTTCATGCCATACTATGACAGGCTGATGTTGCTTAGATTTGCAGTATGAACACAAAGATGATACAACTAATTCAAGGCGATTGCCTTATTGAAAGTGATAAAATAGAAAGCGGTAGTGTTGATTTGATATTGACCGATTTACCTTATGGTAATATGAATGGCGCACAGCTTGACGGATGGGAAAACAACAAAACTGGTTGGGACTTTGCTATTGAGCCAAAAAAGGTTTATGATATAGCAAATAGAATACTTAGGAAAAACGGTAAAATGGTTTTGTTTAGCCAAGAACCATATACAAGCAGGATGATAACTGAAGCAATTGCGAATATACCGTTGAATTACAGAATGGTATGGAAGAAAGACCACTTTGCAAATGCGCTAATTGCAAAAAAAGCACCTGTAAGTTATTTTGAGGATATTATTGTTTTTAGCAAGATTCACGAATTTGAACTACTGCACCCACTTAGAGAATATTTTAAAACTGTATTTGATTACATAGGGCATACCAAGAAAACTATAATGCAACAGGTAGGACAGCGAGCAGACCACGTTTTTAGGTTTAAAAGCTCACAGTTTGATTTATGCACAAAAGAAACTTACGAGGCGTTAATTTACTTCTATTGCATTGATAGTATGGAGGGCTTTAAAAAGTTTGACGAACTAAGCGAAATTAACGCAACTTTTAACGCAACTTTTAACGCAACCTTTAACCTATGGGAAGGCAAGAAGTACAAAAGCAACATTTTAAAATATAAAAAGGACTATGACGGATACCATCCAACACAAAAACCTATTTTACTGCTTGAAGATTTGATAAAGACTTTCAGTAATGAAAATGATTTAGTAGTCGATTTGACTATGGGAAGCGGATCAACCGGAGTGGCCGCAAAGAATCTAAACCGTTCGTTTATTGGAATAGAACGAGACTCGAATTATTTTAAGATAGCTGAAGAACGAATAAACAAACGCGACCTTTTCAGCCAGATACAGAATGAATGAAATGCTATTTATAAACAGATGAACGAAATTGAACTACCAAGCAGTTGGTCAGAAGTGAATGTGGAGCAGTTTGCTGCATTGCAGAATGTGATGAAGCACGATGATTTGCACGAGTATGAGAAGAACGTGGCCATCATCAGCATCATGTCCGGATGGTCAGAAGCAGCAGTAAAAGAACTGTCATTGAAATCCTACACCAATGTGATGAAATCATTGGCATTCCTGTCATCAGCAGTTGAAGGAAAGCTGCAGAAGTACATGATGGTCAATGGCAAGAAATACAGAATCGAATCAGATGTGGAGAAGCTGACCGGTGGACAATACATTACATTGATGCATCTGATGAAGGAGCAGGACAAGGTGATGGACAACATGGCCGACATTCTGGCCTTGTTTTGCATCCCTTGCAAAAAGACATGGTTCGGATGGAAGGATGGCACCTATAATTCAGAGCAACACAATGCCGTGGCTGCTGACATGAAGAAGGCAAAGATGGATGTTGTCTATCCGTTGACTGCTTTTTTTTTCGAAAGTTACAAGAACTACGCTCGCAGTATGCAGGTTTATTTGGCAATGATGGCCAAGACGAATCTGAAGGAAGCCGAAAAGAAGTTGAAACGTATGAAAGTAGATTTGGATGGATCGACCTTATCAACAATCTCGCAAACAATGACCAGAGCAAATGGAACCATTTCTTCGATCTTAGGGTCAGGGAACTATTTAACGTCATTACTTTCTATCGCGAAAAACAGGCGCACGATAGGCAACAAAGTTTACAACAGCAATCAAGACTGAAGAATGGCATTCGATAAGTTGATAGACACATTGAATGGATTCCGTAAGGCATACACCAATGCCTTGGGAAAATCTATAAAGGACAACAATCTTGTTGCCACAGGTAGATTGAACACATCTGTCAGTCTTCCAAAGCAGCCAAAGGTCAAAGTGTTTGGTAACATCTACAACATGGCCATCACAATGGAAGACTATGGTCTTGACCTTGATGAAGGAACAAGGCCGCAAGGCAAGCGACCAAACAACTTCACATTCGCTGACAATTACAAGGACATCTATGAATGGCTGAAGATTCCAACCATCCGTGACAAGATAGGCGGATTCAAAGGTGATTCAGACACGGCACAATGGTCTGAATCCAAACATCGTGGATTGGCGTTTGTGATTTCAAGGAATCTTGCAAACTACGGAATGAGACCAAGGAATTGGATTGGTCCATACATTGAGCCAATCAACAGAGCAGTACCATCTGAAATTGAAGAAGCAATTGCCGATGATGTGGCATTGACGATGGAGCAACTGAAACAATTTATCGAATCACAAGGATAATGGCAACACTAATTGTTTACGCAAATGGCGAGAGCCAGGAACCAACTGAATACGCATTGGCCTACAATGACAACAGGTATGTCATCAGTAGCACGCAGTACACACCGACATTGAGATTCAGAATCAGCATTCTGAAATATCCATACGTCACGGGTGATCAGCCAATTGCAACATTGGTTGTCTATCCATCTGTTGGAATTTATCAAGGTTCGCCATTCGAGAATCACGCATGGTTCGATGTGTCCAGAATAACACAGTCACAGTTGACGCATGACGTTTCCATTCCTGCTGCGAATCACCAAGCATTCTTCCAGAATGGCAACAGCCATTTTGAATACTTCATGACCATTGTCGAAGAAGACATTGATGCGACAATTGACAGGTATGTACCTGTAGGCAGCACTATTTTCAAGCAGAAATCTGTATGGAATGGTGTGCGGAATCTGGTTGATTGGATTGACTTTGACTACAACGATTTCATCATAGATGGACCATCAACAACCAAGAGATTCCTGACAGATGCGCCAAGCATCCGCAACATCAACAGCGACCAATCTGCTTGGTTGTATTACATCGCCAACAAAAAAACAAGCGCGAACAAATATCTGATTAACACCTATGATGGAATAGATGGCACGGGAACATTGCTATCTTCTGGATTAGTTACATCACCATATCTAATTGCCAACAATTACGATTCCCAATATTGGCGAATTGCGATTGGTCCACATGACATTGAAAATATAGATGCATCATTGATGACAGGCAGCACACCAACAACTGTGCTGAATGGTGCCGCATCTTACAACATCATGCTGTTGAGCAACACCAATGTTCAGGAATCAGAAGCTGTGACATTCAACCTGGACCAACAATGTTCGAAGTATGAACCTGTTCTTCTCCATTGGCTGAACAGACTTGGTGGCATGGACTCATTCAACTTCAATCTGAAATCCATGAACAAGACTGATGTCAAACGTGAATCGTATCATCAGCAGCATCACACATTTACAGGATTCGTTTACGATTACACGAAGGCATCACGTGGCCAGACTGACTACGATGTGCAGATGACCGAGAAGTTGACAGTCAACACAGACTACCTGACCGAAGATGAAAGCACATGGATGAATGACCTGTTCACATCACCTGTTGTTTACCGAGAAGTGAACAATGAATTGATTGCCATGAACATCACCGGAAACAGCATTCAGAAGAAGACATCATTGAATGACAAGTTGATGCAGTATACATTCGAATTGCAGTATTCACTAACTAACAGAAGGCAACGTGGCTGATGTGCAGGTGTTGGTCGAAGGTAGGCCAATTGACATTTTTCAATTTGACTTTTCGTTCAACTATGCGATTGCCGACATTAGGCATCCGGATGAAAGGAAGACAGAGTATTCCAAGACAATCCAATGTCCAGGAACACAACGGAACGATGCCATCTTTGGACAAATCTATGACGTAAACATCAGCAATGCTTACAATGCTTCTGCTGCTAATATTGCGGCAAATTTCAATCCGAATAAAAGAGCGAATGCGCGAATCATAACGGATGGCATTGAAGTAATGGATGGCACATTGCAGTTGCGACAGATAACTGCCAAGAAGGACCAATTGATCTATGAGATCATCTTCATAGGCAAGATGGCCAACATCTTCAACGAATTGGGTGATTCTGAATTGAATGGTCTGGATGACAATGGTCAGCCATTGATTGACTTTTCAGACCTTGATCACGAATACAATTATGGCAGAATAGTCAGCAGTTGGTCCAATACAGATGGATATGTGTATCCAATGCTTGATTATGGTGTGAATGAACCATTGTATCAGCAGACATCTGAACGAATATACAAGGTTAGTGATTTCAGACCGGCTGTGTTCCTGCATGACATCATTGACCGAATCTTCAACTTCGCTGATTTCAGCTACACATCCACATTCCTTTCATCTGCATTCTTCAGAAGGTTAATTGTTCCATGGACCAATGAAGGATTCCAACTGAACGAATCGGAAGTTGAAGCGCGAACGGCACAGGCAGCATCACCTGGACAGGATTTGAATGAAGCCTTTTTTTCAAACAACTTTCCTATAGGTCCATTGCTGCAGGAAGTTCGTTTGGACTTTAACAGTTCGATTGATCCAAATAACCTTTGGAATGATTCAGGTGACTATTACGAAGCATCTGTTGATGGTTTGTACAACGCATTAGTGACCATGTCATTCAATGTGGCATTGACAGGAACAGCATTTCCAGGTGTGCAGCCTATTCAATTCAAATTCTACACACAGAACACAAGTGGAACAATTACACAGGTTGGCAGTTCTGTTGGTGACCTACAGCTGTCAGGCACAACATTGCTGTCTGCAAGTGT